CGACCCCTAGGGGGGATCAGATACCTGGGCATGACGGGTAAGCGACCGCCGCCCCCTCTCGCGTGAAATTCCGCGAAATTCGGGGCCCGGGGTATTTGCCCCAAAAAACAGAAAAAGCGCCGTTTTGAAGTGATAAACTAAAACTGGACACGGAGGGGGTAGAAACTGGACACGGAAGACAGTATTCTGAGAAGGAAACTGCGAAAATGGACAGAGGTGTTTGAGAAATGGACACCAAAGCAAAACCGTGGACAGGAGGATACCCCAATGAAGTACACAAAGGATCAAAGATTGGACATAGGACGGAGAATCTACGAAGGGGAGATCAGTCGGTTCGAAGCAGCAGCGGAATATGGCATTGGATCCAACACAGCACGCGAATATATGCGGTTGTATCGCGCCGAACACCACCTGCCGGTCAGGCATGTGGAGAGCAACGCAGAGAAGATAAAAGAACCTCCTCGTCCACCGGCTCGTCTGGAAGATTACGAGGCGATGAGCAAGGAGGAACTGATTCAGGAGTTGGTTCGTGCCAAAATCGTAGAAGCGCGGCTAAAAAAAGGATACGAAGTGAAGGGAGCTGGTGCTCAGAAGGAGTTTGCTCCTTTAGACAGCAAGAGTACCAAGTAATCCTGGAACTGTCCAGCATGTTCCCGGTCAAGCTGCTGTGCGAGATGATGGGAATCCAGAGAAGCAGCTTCTACAACTGGAAAGCGCATCTTTCCAAGCCTTCGAAGCGGGAAAAAGCGCTGGTGGCGGCAATTATGCTGTTCAAGGAATACCATCTGAAGTATCCGTCGCATGGTTATCGCTGGCTGAATGCAAAGATATATCTGGATACCGGCAAGAAGATGTCGGATCCCTATGCGCACAAATGCTGCAAGGCAATCGGTATCAAGAGTCATGCGAAGCACTATCGGTACAAAAAACCGGGGAATCCGTACAGAGTTTTCCCGAATCTGCTCATGACAGAAATGGCCATTTCCGGTCCGTTGCAGTGCATTGTGAGCGACATGACGGCATTCCATGTAAGGGGTTCGTACTACGAACTGACACTTTATATGGATTTGTGGAACAACGAGATTGTCAGCCATTCGCTTTCCGCCCGGCGCGGCGACCGCATGACCTACATCAGTGGCCTGACTGATCTGCTGGAGCTGAAGAAGGAATTCCCGGATATGCAGATGATTCTGCACTCGGATCAGGGCAGCGTATACGCATCCAAGGACTTCAACGAGCTGCTGCCGATGTACAACGTAGTCCGCTCCATGTCACGCGCCGGTACACCGACGGACAATGCTGCAATGGAAGCAATCAACGGCTGGATCAAGGCTGAACTGTTCATGGATTTCCATGTAACCGGCAATGCCAGCATTGAACAGGAAGTTGACGATTACATTGTTTTCTTCAACGAACAGCGTCCGGCATACTCTCTGAGCTACCTGACTCCGAAGCAATTCCGGGAGCAGTTCGCTCCGTACCATAATTGCTGATAGATTCCGAGCCGGAAGGATGACCGGCTCACCACTGACGCAGCCACCGCCGCAGGCGGCTCGTCCTTGACGGGTTCTTGAAAAACGATACAATGTCACGCCCGACGGCAAGGCTTTTGACAATTGCTGATGAGTTCTTCGCCGTCGGTACTTCCTCCACATCGTTTTTCAAGGTTCTGTCAAGGATGGCGTCTTTTGTCACTCGACTTTCGTGTCCAATTTTCGTGTCTGCGTGTCCAGTTTTTGTTGACTAGTGCATTTTGGCGCTGATGCATGCCTCTGTAGTTCAACCGGCAGAATCGCCGTCTCATACGCGGCAGATCGCGGTTCAAATCCGCGCAGAGGTCCCAGAATATTGCTCTCATTTCAGGTGGAAAGGAGTAAAAATGAACACTCAGATGAATCTTCAGCGGATCAGCGTTGATAAGCTGAAACCCGCAAAATACAATCCCAGGAAAGACCTCAAACCGGGCGATCCTGCCTACGAAAAAATCAAGCGAAGTCTACACGATTTCGGCTATGTCGATCCCGTCATCTGGAACGAAGTCACCGGCAATATCGTCGGTGGTCACCAGCGCTATAAGGTGCTCAAGGCTGAAGGCGTGACGGAAATCGACTGCGTTGTTGTCCATATCGAGAACCCGCATGACGAAAAGGCCCTCAATGTGGCGCTGAACAAGGCTGTCGGTGAATGGGAACCCAAGGCGCTGGCAGATCTTCTGCAGGATCTTCAGCTGTCCGGCTACGATGTCGGCGCTACCGGCTTTGACGCCGCCGAGGTTGACGATCTCTTTTCGAAGGTTCACGACAAGAACGTCAAGGACGATGAATGCGACATTGATCCGGAAGTTATGCAGCCGTTTGTTCAGCCGGGTGACGTCTGGACACTGGGAAGGCACAGGATGGTCTGCGGCGACAGTACGAATGCTGATGATGTCGCCCTTCTGATGGACGGTTTGAAAGCCAATCTAGTCGTGACCGATCCGCCCTACAATGTGGCGTATGAATCTGCTGACGGTAAATCCATCCAGAATGACAGCATGGCAGACGAAAAGTTCTATGAATTCCTGCTGGCCGCATTTCGCAATATGGCTGCTCATATGGCGGAAGGCGGCTCTGCTTATATCTTCCATGCCGATACGGAAGGACTCAACTTCCGCAGAGCATTCAAGGAAGCCGGCTTCCACATCAGCGGCGTATGCATCTGGGTCAAGAACTCTCTTGTCCTGGGCAGAAGTCCCTATCAGTGGCAGCATGAGCCGGTACTCTTCGGCTGGATGCCCAACGGCAAGCACCGCTGGTTTTCCGACCGCAAGCAGACCACAATCTGGAACTTCGATAAGCCGAAGCATTCCAAGGAACACCCGACCATGAAGCCGATCCCGCTTCTGGCTTATCCCATCAAGAACAGTTCCGCACCCAACGGTGTGGTGATGGATTTGTTCGGCGGCAGCGGCAGTACGCTCATGGCCTGTGAGCAGACGGACCGTATCTGTCGCACGATGGAACTTGACCCCCGATATGCTTCGGTCATCGTTATGCGCTATACCGCTGAACACGGCGGCGATGAAGTCTCTGTTCTGCGTGATGGGCAGAGTATCCCGTTTGCGGAGATCGCCCCTTCGTTGGAAGGAGCTGATGCGTAATGGCAACAGTCGTTGTTACCGTCAAGGAACGCATCGCGACGATCCCTTCCGGCGTGTCGCTGGTCTGCAACAACCCCAGCGATGTTATTCAGTTCAACTTCGATTCAGAATGGGACAGCATCACGCTGAAGACAGCGAGGTTTACATGGCAGCGAAGCTATGTGGATGTGCCTTTTTCCGGCAATACAGTGAACGTGCCGGACATCAGCAAAACCAATGTTGTGGAACTCGGTGTCTATGCTGAGGGTATTACCTCTACCGCAGTGAAGATCCCGTTCAAGCATTCCATCAAGAGTATCGGAGGCAGCGTATCTGAACCTTCCGCTGATGTATATTCGCAGCTTCTTCAGATGATCAATAGCGGTGCTATCAAGGGCGATCCCGGCTACACGCCTGTTCGCGGCACGGATTACTGGACCGAAACAGATATTGCCGCCATTCAGGATTACTGCGAGGAAATGATTCTGGAGGGCCAGTGGTAATGGGAAATGTGAATACGCTCATGACCGAACTTGCTGATGCAGTCAGACTCAAATCGGGCGAGACAGGTGAAATGACCATCAAGCAGATGGTTATCGCAATGGCCGGGATCACCGTTGCTGATGATATCGGTTTTACCTGCGGCACTATCACGGCAACTTCCACAGCTGCAGCAAAGGTCATTTCGCACGGATTAGGACATGTCCCTGGCGCTGTCCTTTTTGTGAAAGTCGGATCCGCCGAAAGCACTCTTTCCACTTCATCAACAACGACATACTACGATGCCCTGATGTCGATTGTGTATGGAGAAGGTGCAGGCCACACGTATTGCTACGGAACGCTGCGCCGCACATCCACATCAAGCTCAACTACGACGTATAAGTACTGGTCGAATAGTACATCAACACCAACAACCATGTTCGGTACCGGTCTGACTACAAGTTCCTATTACATCACAAACATAAACGAAACCAGCTTCACCACTCCAAAGGGGCTTTTTTCAGGTGATACCTATTTCTGGATTGCTTTCAGAGCCCCGCTGAAGTGATGGTCATCCTGAAGAAAGGAGGAATGCCAGATGGCTACACGAGGCAGAAAACCTAAGCCGACTGCGCTGAAGCTGCTGGAAGGCAACCCGGGCAAGCGTCCGATCAACGAACATGAGCCGATCCCGCCCAAGGGTACGGTCAAATGCCCGACATGGCTGGAACCGGAAGCAAAAAAGGAATGGAAGCGGCTGGCTCCCTCCCTTGAAGCGATGGGTGTGCTGACACAGGCAGACCTGACTGCTTTTGCCGGCTATTGTCAGGCATATGCCAGATGGAAGGAAGCTGAAGAGTTCATCTCCCAGCACGGTTCCATCTTCCAGACGCCTTCGGGCTATGTACAGCAGGTACCGCAGGTCAGCATTGCCCAGCAAAACCTCAAGATCATGCAGAGTTTCTGCTCGGAATTCGGACTGACGCCCGCCACCCGCGCACGTATTATCGCCAATGGCGGCGGCAAGGACGATGCTGCTTCGGACGATCCGATGGAATCCCTGCTGAAGGGAGGCTGGTAACGTGGCGTTTGACGAAAGAAAAGCCCAGCGTGTGACGCGCTTTATTGAGGCGCTCAAGCACACAAAGGGCGAATTTCACGGCAAGCCATTTGAACTGCTTCCCTGGCAGGAGAAGGTTATCCGCGATGTATTTGGTACCGTACGCGATGATGACCCCACCATGCGGCAGTACAACACCGCTTACATCGAAATTCCCAAGAAAAACGGCAAGTCCGAGCTTGGTGCTGCGCTTGCCCTCAATATGCTCATCAATGACGATGAGTGGAAGGCTGAAGTGTACTCCTGTGCTTCGGATCGCCAGCAGGCCGCCATCGTATTCGACGTTGCAGTCGATATGGTCAGGCAGTCCCCGG